CCTCGCTCTTCATCGATGACCCGCTCTTCACCGAGCTCCGCGGCCCGCACGCCGATCGCACGCTGCTCCGCATGCTGGCGGATCCCATCATCGCGGGCACAGTGGAGCGCACCGCGCTCTACCTGCGGGCGGCCGAGTGGAACGTGCTGCCGGGCGGCGACGCGCCGATCGACAAGGCCTGGTCGGACTTCGTCAACGACAACCTGCAGAACCTCGGCACCGGGTTCCGGTCGTCGATCGCCAACATGGCCGACGCGATCGGCTGGGGCTTCTCGCTCCACGAGATCCTCTTCGAGCAGGACGGCAACGCGATTCGCTGGGCCGACTTCTCGCCGCGCGAGCAGCGCACAGTCCGCAGCTGGTACATCGAGCCCGGCACCGCGCGCCTGAAGAGCGTGGTGCAGCTCACGGACCAGGGGCTGTCGATGCCGATCCCCGCGTGGAAGCTGCTGCACTTCCGTACGCACCCCGCCTCGGGCCGCCCCGAGGGGCGCTCGCTCGTGCGCAACGCGTTCCTGCCCTGGACCGACAAGCAGGAGCTGCGGCGCATCACGAAGCTCGGCCTCCGCCGCGACTTCACGGGTGTCGCGAAGATGGAAGTGCCGCCGAAGATCCTCACGCCCGGCGCGACGCCCGCGGAGCAGCAGGCCCGCCTCCTGGCCGAGAACCTGGTGCGCAACTTCGAGCGCGACGAGCTCGAAGGCCTGCTCGTCGCGTCGTCGACGAACCCCGACGGCACGAACTCGGGCTGGAAGTTCGACCTGGTGCAGTCGGCCGGCCGGCGGCAGATCGACTTCGATGCGCTCTTCGCCATGCTGAACCAGGACATCCTGATCGCTCTGCTGTCGGAGTACATCCTCCTCGGCAGCACGAGCAAGGGCTCCTTCGCCCTGGCGTCCGTGAAAGCCACGCTGTTCGGCCGCGCGATCACGTCGTGGCTCGACATGATCGTCGAGATCCTGCTGCACGCGCTCGAGGTGCTGCAGGCCTTCAATCCGCAGTTCGCCGCCGCGCAGCCGCCGATCATCACGCACGGCGACATCGACGAAGTGCCGCTCGATGCGCTCGGGACGTTCCTGCAGGCCGTGAGCGCGGGCGGCTACATCACGCCGGATCCGCAGGTCGAGAAGGCGCTGCGCCGGCGCGCGGATCTCCCGCAGGTCCAAAGCGAACAGGAGCTCTAAGCGTGATTACTCAGCACTACAGCTTCCGCTGCGACGCGCCCGGCTGCGACCACGAAGAGATCGACGTCACCACGATGCCGATGGACTGGGAACTCGCCGGCGGCCCGAGTGTCTCGCCGCCGCGGCCGGTCCTGCCGAAGGGCTGGACGCGGCTGAACGACCAGGTCCTCTGCCCTGCGCATATGGTGAGCTACTCGTGAAGAAGGCCGACCTCGGACTCGTGGCGCCCCCGGGCCAGAGCGTGCACGGCAACGGCGGCGAGGATCCGGCGACGTTCCGGATCGTGATCGACTTCCACGCGAAGAGCGGCAGCGTGGGCACCAAGGCGATCGACCTGGTGAATAACCAGAACGGCATCGGCGAGCGGATGCTCTGCTACGGGCTGCTCGAGCTGGCCCGCGACGCGGTGCTGAAGGCGCACCTCGCCTCGCTCGCCGGCGCGGCCGCGGCGCCGAAGATCGCCGTCGTCGACGGCCAGCTGCCCCCGTTCCCCGGACCGCGGTGACGACGGCGCTGGACATCCGCAAGGCGCGGCGCATCACCGGCACGAGCCGCGCCGAGCTGAAGCGGGCGATCGGCGCGCGCGAGAGCCGGCTGCGGCCGATCGTGCGGCACGCGATGGCGCAGATGGCGGCGCGCCTCACCCGACCCGAGCTGCGCCACGCGTGGGCGATGGGCGGCCAGGCGCACGCCGGCCTCGTGGCGGCCGCGCGCCAGGCGTGGACCGACGCGATCCCCGCCCTGGTGGCCGCGCTCGCGGCGCCGCTGCAGAAACAGGACGAGCTCCTGCCCACGACGGCGCAACAGCTCGCGGAACGCGAGATCGGCGCCCTGATCCGTGACCTCGCGGACCGTCAGCTGCTCGCGGTGCAGGCGCAGCTCGCCGCGCTGATGGACCAGGGCCCGAGCGACGCCGTGCTCGGCGCGATCGCGCGCGCCACGGGCCTCACGGCGAACCAGACGGCGGCCGTCGGCCGGTTCGTCGCGGCCCAGCTCTCGAGCGGCGCCAGCGAGCAGACGGCGCTGCGCGCGGCCGAGACCTATGCCGATCGGCTCCTCGCGCAGCGCGCCCAGCTGATCGCGCGGACCGAGGCGGTGCGCTACACGTCGCAGCTCGTGCTCGAGCGCGGCGCCGATGTCGGCGGGATCGTCGTCAAGCAGTGGGTGAGCGCCCGGGATGAGAACGTCGACGCGATCTGCCGGGCGCTCGACAACGATGAGCGGATCCCGCTCGAGCAGCCGTTCACGGCGTTCGGGCTGGAGTTCCAGGGGCCGCCGGCGCACCCCGGCTGCCGCTGTGTCCCCGAGATCTGGAGGGTCGACGCGTGAACCTCATGCGGATGGCGCACGACGATGGGGCCAAGCTGCGCTTCTACAGCAGCGAGAAGCACGGCACGCGCGTGAATCGCGCGCGCCAGGCGAAGAAGGAGCTCGGCCTGTCGGGCCGGCAGCTGAAGAAGCTGCGCAAGCAGATCGCCCGCGAGGAGCGCGCCGAGGCCAGGGCGCGCCAGCCCGGCGCGCCGCGGCGGCCGCCCAGCCCGCGGCCCGGCCCGTGACGCCGCCGCGGAGCACCTACGTCGCGATGAACCGAGGGCCGTCCGTCTTCCCCCTATTCGCGGCCGTCGCATTCGCCATCATCGTCCTGGGTCTGCGCTACGGGTCGGTTCAGCCAGCGCCGGCGATCACCCGCCCGTATCACCCGGCGACCGTCGCGCAACTGGCGAGCGGCACCTTCCCGTACACGCACGCGCAGATCACCGGCCGCGTGATCTACACGCGCCTCGAGGAGGACGGCGACCTGCACATCCGGCTCGTCGACACGAGTGCCAGCGCCATCCCCGACACGATCGTGGGCGAGTGCCTCCCCGCCCTGATGTGCCGGCGGCCCGCGACCGGATCCGTCGTGACCATCCGCGGCATCACGCGCCGCGACCCGGAGCACCGCTGGTGGGAAGTCCACCCGATCGAGTGGGAGAGTCCATGACCCCGAGCATCGGCCGCATCGTGCACTTCCATACCGACAAATCCACGCAGGCGGCGCTCATCACCGGCACGTACGCGACGCCGCCGGACCAGGTGGATCTCACAGTCTTCCCCCGCGGCGGCGGCGCGATCGCCAAGCCCGCGGTGCGCGAAGGCACGGCGCCCGGCCGCTGGTCCTGGCCGCCGATCGTCCCGAACGGCGCCGTCCGCGAAGGAGGCTGAGATGGCCGACACGAAGCAGACGCCGAAGGGCGCGATCCGGAAGATCCTCGAGGGCGTGGCCGGGATCCTGGGCGACGAGCACGACGTCGCCAAGGGTCTCGAGACGATCGCCGACAACGTCGAGGACCTGGTGCGCTTCACCAAGACCGTGCCGATCGCGAAGGTCGACCCGGAGCGCCGGCTCGTCTACGGCGTGGTGTACGAGCCGAACGTGCCCGATGCGCACGACGACGTGATGACGGTGGACGAGATCGAGAAGGCCTGCCACCGCTTCACGCAGAACTACGCGCAGAGCCGCGGCGAGACCGGGCTCGAGCACCTGGACGATGTCGGCCGCGACCAGGTCACCGTGGCCGAGTGCTATCTCGCGCCGGTCGACTTCAAGCTCGGCAAGCAGCTGGTCACGAAGGGCAGCTGGGTGCTCGTCACCAAGGTCCACGACGACCAGATCTGGGCCGACGTGAAGACGGGCAAGTACACGGGCTACTCGTTCGAGGGGTGGGGCCGGCGCGTGCCGGCGCCGGCGTGATGGCGGACTCCGCTCCGGCCGCCCCCGCCGCCAACGGCTTCCTGCGGTGCTCGAGCTGCCGGCGCAAGCTGCCGGTCCGTGTCCGGCACGAGACGGCGCGGCACCTGGCGCACACGCTCACCAACCTCACGCTCGTGGCCCATCTCGTCGCGCTGGACATCCGGTGCCCCGACTGCGGGGCGATCGTGGACGTGCGCATGGGGGATCTGATCCCGGCCGGCTGATCTCGGGACTTGCGTAACCGGGGGCGCGTTCCTATCCTCGCGCCTGGGAGCAGGGGTCGCGCAGACGGGCGACGGGGGCTCCGA